ATTTAGATCACCAGTTCATGGACCTGCGCCTGCTCCATTTAGATCACCAGTTCATGGACCTGCGCCTGCTCCATTTAGATCACCAGTTCATGGACCTGCGCCTGCTCCATTTAGATCACCAGTACCTGCACCAGCACCTGCTCCATTTAGATCACCAGTACGTGGACCTGCGCCTGCTCCATTTAGATCACCAGTACCTGCACCAGCACCTGCTCCATTTAGATCACCAGTACCTGCACCAGCACCTGCTCCATTTAGATCACCAGTACCTGCGCCTGCTCCATTTAGATCACCAGTACCTGCACCAGCACCTGCTCCATTTAGATCACCTATACATGGACCTGCACCTGCACCGTTAAGAGCACCGGTACGCGCACCAGCTCCAGCTCCTACAAAAAAATAAATAAAAATTGATATAAACAAATACTATGTTATGTATTAAATAATTGTTATTTTTATAAAAATGAATCGTTTAAATTCTCTTCACAATAAAACACAAGAAGTTAAACAAGAAGATCTTCCATATAATCAAACAAATATTCTTCTTCAAAAAGAAGATTTGAGAGCATTTTTTGATGCAAATGGAATGAGTGATGTAGAATATCATAACCTTAATTTATATCGTACTGCATTTGTACATCGGTCATATTGTACAATGAAGAATGCAGATTTTGAAACTGGCAACGACAGATGCCCATCAGGATGTCTTCCACTTCAAGAAATGAGTTATGAACGTTTAGAATTTTTGGGTGATGCTGTTCTGGATATGATTGTAGCTCGATATCTGTATGAGCGTTATCCTGATCAAAATGAAGGGTTCTTATCAAAAATGCGTACAAAAATTGTAAATGGTAAAATGCTTGGTCATCTTGCTAAAGAAATTGGTTTTTCAAAATTTGCGATTATTTCAAAACAAATTGAAGAATCACAAGGACGTGATAATTATAAAACTATGGAAGATATTTTTGAAGCATTCATTGGAGCTATTTATATTGATTTTCAAGATGATCCTATTGAAATGACAACTACTCAAACTTCGCGATTGGTACCATTTTCTGGTTCTGGATATCATTGTGCTGAAATTTGGGTTGTCAGCATATTGGAAAAATATCTTGATTTTGCGGAACTTATTCAATCAAATACAAATTTCAAAGATATGCTTGTTCGTCATATGCAACATACATTTCAAGATGCTCCTCGTTTTCTTGAAATTAGTGTTGATATTCGTGGTGGTAAAAAAACATTTACGTATTGTGTTAAAGATAGGTCAGGTACAGTTATTGGTAGTGCATCCGGATTATCAAAAAAAGACGCTGAAAATAATTCTGCTCGTACAGCTCTTCTTTATTATAAACAACCAATTGATTAATATTTAAGAATAATGTATTTGAGAATAATAATATGAATTTAGCAAGTTTATTTCCAAAAAGTGAAGTTTTAGGACTAAGAAGTAAAGAACATAATACACCAAATAAATTAGCTTCCACCGGTGTAAATGGTATTAATTTTGGACTTATACAACCAGTAATATCACCTCCACCAGTTGAAAAAAAACAAAAAGATATTAAAATACGGGCATACCAAAATAAAGTTCTAAATGAACTTAAAAATACATATAATAAACCAAAAAATCTTAATATAAATATAAAAGACTTAACTATAACTACCCAACCTACTTCTAAAAAATTACGTGTATTATTCTGTGGTACATACCCTATTGGACAATCAAATGGATATAGCCGCGTCGTTTATTATATTTCAAAATATTTGGGAAGACATGAGGAAGATTTACAACTAACTATTTATGGTTTTCAAAATTTTAAACAAACTGCTGGAAGTGAAGTTCGTAATGTTCCATCAAATGTTATTTTACATGATGTTTTTGCAAATGAAAATCCAAAACGGCATGGTTTTGGAGAAAAAGAGATAGCTACATTTTTACGTAAAAATCCTCAAGATATTGTTATTATATTTAATGATATGGTTATTACTAGTAGTTTAGTTCAAACAATTGTAAATGAAATGACAATAGATGAAAGAAAGGCATTTTTATTAGTATCATACATGGACCAAGTATATCCTTATCAAAAATCTAATTTTATGGATGTATTAAATACATATTTTGATGCAGTAATAACTTTTACACCTTATTGGCGTAAAACAGTTCGCATGCTTGGATTGAAAAAAGAAATCCCTTGTTTTGTATTTCCACATGGATTTGATCATGAACTATATTTTCCTATTCCACGTAAATTAGCTCGTATCTTTTTCAATTTACCAGAAGATGCTTTTATTGTTCTTAATTTAAATCGTAATCAACCACGTAAACGATGGGACCATACAATGATTGCTTTTGCAGAATTAACTGCCGAATATTATAAATATTCAATTGCTCATCCAAATGAAAAATTACGAGGAATACGTCTTATGGTTGGTACAACTTTAGAAGGTCCATGGGATATCAAAGAAATATATAGTCACGAATTACGTCTTCGCGATGTACCATTATCATTTGCAGAAGAATTTATTGTTAATTTATCAAATCCTCAACAACTTTCAGATAAAGATATAAATGTACTATATAATGCATGCGATGTTGGTATTAATACATGTGAAGGTGAAGGATGGGGACTTTGTCAAATTGAACATTTAGCAGTTGGCGGACCCCAAGTGTGCCCAAAAATTGGTGGATTACAAGAATTTTTAAATAATGATAACTCTACACTTATTGATGGAAAATGGAAATATTATATTGATAAAGGTCGTGATCCAATTGGTGGTATTGCCGAAATTGGTGATCCGAATGAATATGGACAAGCATTGTGGAAATATTATATGGACCCAACTTTATGTGAAAAACATGCTAAACAGGGACGCAAAGATATCCTTACCCATTACAGATGGGAAACAGTGGTAGAATATTTCTATCACTTAATAAAACATATTTCAAAAGATGTAAAAAATCGTATTTAAATTATTAGTTAAACTGTTATGTTATTTCTAACACACCTGCATTCTTATATGCTGCATAATCAAAGAGTTGATTTGGATAATCATCAATTATAACATATTTTTTACCACGCAGGGAAACTACTTTTCCTTGTATTTTCTTGCGACGTTCTAAAGTTGTTGGTTTATCATGTGCTATATCTGAAATAAAAGAATATGTTTCAGGAGTAGTTGGTATTGGAAAAGAATAACAACTAAAACCATATTCACGAGGTTTGTTGACTGCTGCATGAACACGACAATCGACTGCACATGATTTAAGATGATTAAGAAATGTTTGTATTATTTCATCTTTCTTTTGAGCTATTTGAAGAATATGTGTATCACTGGTGAGTCCTTGATCGAGACGACGAAGGGTGAAGTTGTCCTTGAGTTGTTTTTCAGTGAAAACACTGGTGTAAATATAGACTTGTACATTGCGTTCTGTAAGTGGGAGATCGACGTGACTACATGTGCGGACTGCACGACCTATAACTTGATCCATGCGAACCATATTCCAGAAAGGCTCCATAATCATTACACGCCGCACATTTTTTAGTGAAATACCTTCTGCACCAGATTGTGTAATCATAATAGTGCGGAAGGTTTCTCCTCTGAGATTGGTAGTAATTTTTGCGGTGGCAAGTTGTTCTTGCAAGTCTTTAGAAAGTTGAGTAAATTCACCATTATATAAATGCAACAGAATACGAGTTTTTTCACGGTCTGGGTCAAATATCATAAAACGTTTTCCATTATATCTAGGACTAAGTACTTTTTCATGGTCGATAATAACGAGTGAGCCTGCTTTATTTTCAAGCTTAATTTCAACATGTCCAGCAGTTTCTAAAATAAGTTTAAGAATACCTAAGCCTTCTATGGTGCGAAATTGAGAATATACAAGAACTTTACCTGGACTAGTATTAATATTTTCAAGGAGACGGGCTAATTTAGCACTATAAAGTTGATGTAATTTTTCTTGTGTAAGAATTTCAGCTGATTTTGCTTGAACTGTTGCCATTGCTTTTTTCATTGCTTCGTCATATTTCTTTTGTACATCAACTTCATTTACCTTTGTCTTTTTAGGACCCTCATCTACACCTTCACCTTTTTCAGTTTGCTCTTTTTCTTCCTCAGTTGTATCTTCTTCAAGACTGTCTATTTCACGTTGGAGAGCTTTTCGTAAATCTTTAGGAAAAGGACGTTTAATATCTTCAGGGAAGACGAAGTTACATGCCATACGACTGAATGCGCGATACACGGTCCCCTTTCCTGCAAGGACACCTCTTGGTGCAATTCCTGCACGAGCATTATTACGTTTCTTACGAGTTTCCATTTGACGCTCTTCATCGCGAACTTTTACATATCTACTGAATTGATAATTACAAAGAGGAATTTCTTCGACTATTTTTGGCAACACTGTGGGGAAATATTCCTCACCTGCAGTACGGAAATAGCTAATGATACCGATGTTTCTGCGCATAAATAAGTCCATGTTTTTAACTCGAGGATTTTCAGGATCAGTCTCATCAAGGAAAAGATCATTAAAATCTTCTTTGCGTTCTGGAAAGGCAAATTTTTCAATTTCGGCGACACGTTTCCCAAGACGATAACTCATTTTCTTTTCAAGCCCCTTTAACATTTTTGTAAACTCTATAATAATAGTTTCAGGGGTAGTATCTTTGTTCCAATCTTCTCGATGTACAGTAAGACCATTGGGAGTGTCGGTATTTACAAAATCTGGGGGAAGGAGGGAAACTTGTAATTTATTTGCACCTTCTATAAGGGTCAGTTGATCAATATATTTAGTTAATGGCGATTCGCTATCTGATTCATCGAGTTTAGCTCTCAAATCAGTGATGGATGGAATACGGGAATCTTTGAGGAATTGAAATTCGTGTACTTTCATTGGACCACGGATAAGATTGAGCATAAAGCTGAGTTCAAATGGATGATTAATAACGGGTGTTCCTGAAAGCATAATAATACGAATACCTTTTGCATTCATCATGTTTTCATAGATACGACGTCCATACTTTCCACCATTCACAACACGACTTATGAAATTATGAGCTTCATCGATAATCACCAGTGAATTTTCAAAGAATGGCTCAGTATATTGTGCAATATTTGTCCGTGTAAGTCCATTGTAATTTACAAATGTATAACGTTCATCAATGAGAAGGGTAATATAATCAATGCCTGCAGTTTTATCTTCTGCAGATAGTGCTGACCAAGCGAGAGCCTTTTTATCTTTAATAATAATTTTTTCAGGAAAATCAGCGGGAATATTTGGAAGCCAAATTTTATCGCCATATTTTTTTAAGAATTTAGGTGTTAGTCCAACTAGAGGAGCGTATTTTTCATTACGTTTAAAATTCACTAAAGACCATTTCTTTATCTCAGGTTTTCCTAGAGAACCAAATCGGGTAATCTCTTGTCGATAATTTGTAGCTAAAGAAGCTGGTATCATAACTACTATCTTTCCGTTACGTCCCAAGAATCCTTCTGCGGCGGCGATTGAAGAGAATGATTTGCCAGTACCAAGGCCATGGTATAATAGCATCCCACGGTAAGGACTGTCATACTGTATATAATCACGCACAAACTTCTGATGTGGCAACATGCCCACATCACTTGGTGCAGTGCATGACCCATCCTCGGTTTCACTTCCGGCGGAGCAATCGCAAGATCCTCGGCGAGAAGTTCCTCTATTGTTTTTCTCTTTTGCATTTTCTTTACTTTCTTTGGGAGATTTATTAGTGTCTTCATAGAACGTACTATATATCCAATTATAGAAACCTACACGATTCTCTTTCGCCCATTCAGTAGTCTCTTTATTCATTGCTTTACAGCCTCTATACTATAGAATGGATTTTGATTTAAGAATTTTAACATTAATAATTACGATACAATGGCGTATATTCGTTTAGACTATCGTGAAATAAAATTATATGCAGCTCTTAATGCAGTACTTGGTGAACATATTCATAGTGAAAATTTAGAAATTGGTGATATTGAGATTGGATGTGCGGATCCTGAAATTAAACTCTTGTTTGAGAGGAAAACACAAGCAGATCTTATGGCATCAATAACAGATGGACGTTATCGTGAACAAAAAATACGAATGTTAGGTCAATTTCCATCACATCGTTGTACATATATTATTGAAGGTGCAGAAATTACTGCGCAAGGAGTGGGGGCTGGATGGACATTCCCTCGTATGGCCCCTGGTGTATATGAAGGTGCCATTATGCATACAATGTATCGTGATAAAATGCATGTTGTTTTTATGCGTGATACTACACAAACTGCTCAATGGCTTACAGCCTTATTTAAAAAACTGCAAGCACATCCTGAAAAATTTATTGATGGAGCCGAATCATACATATCACAAGTGAAAACTAAATCCAAAAAATGTGAAAATATTGATCCTGCAACATGTCTTATTCTTCAACTTTCACAAGTACCTGGAATATCAAGCAAGATTGCTACGGAAATTACTGGAGTATATCCTAGTATGCGTGCACTGTTACATGCATGTGATGCTTGTGAAACACTTGAAAAAAAGAAGGCACTCCTTGAAGCAATCCCAATGGTTGGTGGGAAAAAAGCAGATGCACTTATACAATATTTACAACTTTAAAATATTTTAGAAATTTAATATAGAATAAAGCTATTATGAAATTGATAAGTATTGTTACCGCTACAGATCGGAAACATAAGTATACAGCTACTATTGAAGAACGTAATGGTACCAAACATAAAGTACACTTTGGAGCTGCAGGATATTCTGATTACACAAAACATAAAGATCCTGAGCGAAAACATCGGTATATTATACGTCACCAAAAGACTGAAAATTGGACGAAAAGTGGTATTCTTACTGCAGGCTTCTGGTCACGTTGGATACTTTGGAATTTGCCATCATATCGTGACTCAGTTGCTGATACAAAACGCCGATTTAATTTATAATATTTTATAGTATAACACGTTTTTCATGACCTACACGGAGGCCAGTGTGTAATTGAATAGTATAACCGGCTGCTTGAATATTTTTGCAAAATGCTACGTCTTCACTACATATATCGACAAGTTGCAGATTATCGGGTCCATCAATTTGCTGGAGTGGTGTATCAAAATATGGATATTTTAATGCATCGAGAACTTCTTTACGAGCACCAAAGAATCCTAAGCCACTGTATGAAACTGGCATAAAGACGTCCTTTGTTTCATTTTGCCATTGATCTATATCAGGTTTTTGTAAAAATTTAAATGTTCCATTATTTTTGAAATATTCTGTATCCCAATCTTTTACAACTGCAAATGATTTTCCGTCTGCCATAGAATAGTATCCTGCAACAACTGGTTCTATTTCTAAAGCTGCAAGTAATTCTAAAAGTGATTCTGGACGGAATACAATATCTGAATCAATTGTTATCCATGCAAAATAATCAATTTTATTATCAAATGGTTTTTGATCTTTGCCACGTAAAACAGATAACCCTAATGTTTTCATACGTGCAAATGAAACAAATGAACTTGTACCTGGTGAAACAAGTATTTCATATTTTCCAGATTTCCAAAGTGTGTATAAAGTTTGCGTCCATGAAAGCAAAAAATTAGATGTAAAAGTATCACCTGGTACAGCAAGTATAATTCGTTTTGGAATAACACTTTCTGTCATTATGAATACTAATTATTATTTAGGTCGTCTTATATCATTTTTTCCTCATACTATTATTAAGGATAATGACATCATCTGCTGCAAAAACAGATGCTAAAATTAGGCGTATAACTGAAGCTAAATGTAATGAATGGGTGTCAAATCCTCTTATAAATCCACTTACTGGAGCTGCAATTACCGAAAATGGTCCAACATTTACAAAAATAAAAGACCACTGTTTTGAAAGATATAACGTTAGACTTCCAGGTGCAAATTATGAAGAAGCATCTGCAGAAGCATCTTCATCTTCAAATAGGGCATCCGCACCTGGCTCTGCATTCACTCCAGTAGCACCATCTGTACCACTTACGGAAGCACAATCTCAACAACTTGCACTGATTACAGAAGGCTTTAAAGATTTGAATGGATATTTATATGTAAATACATTTAGAGTAGGTAATTGGTTTGATGGAATTGCGGCGAACTATATGATTATGGCACGAAAAGCAACCAGACTTGGTATTCCACGCGTTGAAATACTTAAAATATCTCGTGTACCAAAAAGACCTGGACAAAAAGTGAATAAATCTGAGAAATGGGGCAAATGGCGTGAATCACTTATTGAAATGTCATTAGATGTTGAAGTGGCTGGACAGGAGTCACCAGAATATACTGCATTTCGTAATATATTAACAACTACTGGTGGAAATATTCGTGCCGCTATATTATATGGAATTGGACATGCACTTGAATTGAATAGCATGTATGATGAATATCAAATATTTATGCCTATACCATTTACTTTATCATTACCCCAGTTTAAAGCAATTTATAATGAGGTTGTTGCCGAAGATAAGGATTATGAAGTTGAAATACCAGATACTGAAGGTGTATATAAACTTGTTCATGCTACATTCAATTTAACTGATTTACAAAAATATAATGCGGTTCTTTATGTATTACGAGAGCAATATGATGATGATGTGAATATGGAAGAATTTATGAAAGGGCGTCATTTTTCTGAAAAAACTGATGAGCGTATGTTTATAAATTCATTGTATTTCAAAAGAGTTGAGCTCAGAAAAAGAGCGATTGAAAGTTTACTTCGTGATGTACTCTATGTGTCACCATTACCATCTGATGAAAAACTTGCAGATTTAACTGAATTTATGAGAACATATATGTCAGATTTTACCAGTACGTATGAACATCAATGGTATCGTGCAAATATTGATAAATTTAATAATATTAAGGAGCATTTAATACCTGATATTCGTGAAGAACTCTCACACTTGGTAAACCGTGAAAATGCTGATATTGCATATTCAGAGAGCGATGGACCTGCATCTTTAAGTGCTGATACTGGGCGTTCTCGCAAATATTCCTCTTCATATCATCGCCATTCGGTACTCAGTCATGAAAAATCTCGCCATGCCACGCTTCCACCCCTGCCTGAAAATGATAAAACACGTCAACAACTGTTACGCGAATTGAAAGCATCTTGCCGTACAATGGGTGATTTAATTGGTACAAGCTTTGATAAATATTCAAAACGTGACCTGCAACTTATTGTAAAATTAAGTGTTGGAACTGGCAAAGACAATTGTTATAGTATTCGTGATATTTATAAATTATGGGTTGATGCAGTGAAATATAATAAACCCTTACGAGATCCCATTACACAAATAATTGTTCCAGATGAAAAGCTAGAAGAAATTACGAGAAAAATAAAATATATATCATTCGATGCTCCTGATCCACGAACATTAACAGTAAGACCATCTTCTAATTTTGAATTACGTGTAAATGAAGAAATATATGAAGGAGTGCATTTTAATCATTTAAAAGCAGTTCGTATATTTGGTAATCATGCGGTGCTAATTGCTGATTTGTATTTTATACCATCTGAATTAGAACCGACAGATTTTAGAGGGACTGGTCGAAGAGGTACAGTGACGCAAGAAATAAGTTCAGCAGTACTTATGGCAAATATTAGTGAGTTATTTGAAAAAGGTGGTCTGCTTACTTCAAATGTTCCCCCATATGGAAATCCTCGTATTTTAAATAAACCCATGGCGTGGTGGACAAATCCAAATGGTCCTACTGACCGATTAATTAAAGATATCAGTCGCATTAAATTTTACGAAGTATTTAACGAAGTATTAGAAGAACTTGGTAAACCTAGAATTCGCATACCTCATTACAAAACACGTCAAGGTTCAAAATCTAGTTCAGATGAGTATAGATAATATACTTCTTATAATTGTATAACACGTGATCCTTCATTAGTAAATAGTGTACGGGTGATATCTTGAAATACTGTTTTTAATGATCTAGTATCTTCAACTATTTCATTCAAAGTTTCTACTTCTCCAGAAGCAAATTGAATAGTAATTTGTTTATTAGTTTCATCATATTCTAAAAAATCTATATTTGATAAATTATATATTCGATTTACAGTATAGATTTTTTTGGTATATATGGCTTATTATTATTCATTTTAAGTTTTGGTACATGTAAATATACTCGTGATATCGGTAAATAAGACATTATTATATAACAAATATTTATTTAATCTTATATCAGTTTAAACTATTTAAAAAGAACTTGCAATTATTAAATAAGTACTATAACTATGGTTATAAAAACTCAACCATACAATGAATGCTTAAAATTATATAATTATTTAAATAAATATATAAATAATATTGATGAATATGAGGAATATATTAAAAATGCTTTAAAAGAATCTTATATGAATACTATGCAAATTATTTTTTATTCACGTGATTGTCGTGAAAGTGGTGAGGGATATCGTCGAAATTTTATACTTGCAATGATTTATATATCAGAAAAACATCCAATAGTATTTGAAAGATATTTTACACTTGTTCCAAAATATGGAAGATGGCTTGATCTTATTGAAATATATGAAAGCATCACATCTTCATTTCATAAAATGCGAATTATTAATTTTATAATAGATACATTGAATGAAGATATTGATGGAATGAATGAAGGTGAATCAGTTACATACTTAGCAAAATGGCTCCCTTCAGAAAATAAAAAACACGACCGTTTATCTGATATTAGTGATGCAATATGTAAAAAATTATATTCTACAGCGAATATAACATCATTTATTCGAAGACAATACCGTAAAGAATATTTATCACCATTACGGTCATATATTCAAATTTGTGAAAAAAAAATGTGTGAAAATAAATGGGATGAAATTCATTTTTCATCAGTTCCATCACAAGCAATGAAACGATATACATATGCATTTAAAAGACATATTCCAGAAGAATTTAAAAAATGGGAGAGAAATCACATTAAATTAAATATACAAAAAAATCCATTTAATCCATATTATGGTTATGGTAATAATAAAAAAATAGACCTTCCACATGTTGTATTATGTCAAATATATGATAATCCTAGATATACTATTTAAATTGAAAGAATATTTTCAATTCCACAAGAAAGTCCTTTAAAGAGTTCAAGTGTTGGTTGCATTATAATCCAAATAAAAGCAATATAATTACGATAATAAATTGCATATATAAGCATAAGAAATAGTGAAAAATATATAATAAGTTCATTAAATATTATTGAAGCATTGATTGGAATATTTTTAAGTGTATCACAATGGGTACTACTTAAGATCCATATTTTACTGATAATTTCACTCATAAGAATTGGAATACTCATATATTTTTGAGAATTCATAACTGCTATAAATGTTAGTACAAGGGTGATCATAGTTGTTGAAATTGTGATAACATTTTGAGTCATTGTATCATATTTTGAAATAGATTCATTAAATAGCTTATTTATTGTTTCCATAGAGTTGAGTAATTTATGGAAGAGATATATTGATAAATTTTTAATAATATTTCATTTTTTTAGAGAATATGAGTAATCGCCATAAAGAACGCGCACATTCTGTACCAATCCCTTCACTATCAAATATGGATTCAAATGAACCATTTCCAAAAAATATTGTTCGTCCACATCTAGTAAGATCAGATGATTTAATAGATATTTATAAACGTCCAATATATATTATTGGAGAAAGACATGACCCACAAAGTAATTTTCGTGAATGGACACATAATGAAATATTGCGCATTGTAAAAAAACATTTTGATGAAAAATCGGCTATGATGCCAATTATATTTAGTGAATATGCAATGCGTCCTGATATATATTATTTTCCAGAAGATATGGGTTTTATCAAAGATTCACGTGAATTAAATATTATTGGACAACACATGGGTTTTATTCATATGTTATGTATTGGTAATAAAACGGAGTGGAATAATAAGATCTATATTGATAAATGTATGGCTGTTGGTAAAGAACTGGCATATACATACGGTATTGAAAATAAACATATTACTGAATTCTTTAGTGCATTTAATTCTTTATTAAAAAAATTTATTCAAAAAACAGGGGGAGTAACTTTAATAGATAAACAAAGAATAGCTACACTTGTAGAAAAATATAAAAAAAAAATTATTGATGATATTGAAATGATGTTTAAAGATCCTAAAATTGAAGAATATATTGAACCATTTAGTGATTATATTGAATATCATCTTGCAAATATTAAAAAATCATGTAATGATCCAACCTATAAGCTTTGGGCCGATGATAATATAGCTCTTCTCCGTGATTATTCTCAATTTCTTAAAATTGAATCTTCACAACTACAAGGACTACCCAGTCATATTCCATTTATTATTATAGTTGGTGCTTTACATTTAAAAAATTGGCGCAAATTATTAAAAAATTATAAAAAAGTTGAATTTATTCAATTAAAATGATTTAAAGATAAAGTATTGTATATGTATGTCTACATTCAGCATAAACAATTTATTCCATTATGGAATTAAATAGTAGACAGAAATATAGGATTTGAGTTACAATAGCTATTTCTTTGATTTACCTAAAATAGTGGGGAGGGGTAGGAAAATAGAATAGATAAAGGTATACACAAATTAATGAAGTAGTTACTCGTCCTATATAAATGAAGGTTTGCATACAGCGTTCATGTAATAATATTTAGATTTTGCAAACAGATTTCATTTTTATGCATGGATATATATATGTGTAATATATATATCCGTTTATGGTGTCTCTATTCTATATAGAGTATAATATATTCACACTAAAATGACTTAAAGAATTATATATATTTTATAATAATTATAGTATTTAATGATTTCATAAATCAGTGGTTTATGCGAGGACTGAAAAATTTAGGGAATACATGCTACTTTAATGTAGCTATTCAATTATTGTCACATGTACCTTCTGTAGCGCACTATTTTGCTAAAAATGACTATACTGGATTATGTGCAATAACATTTGAATATCAAAAAGTGTTGAGACAACTTATTATAAAAGATACTGTTGAACCAGTTGACCCAACTGAGTTGTTGGGAGCATTTCGCGAAATATTTCCAGAATTCAAAGAAAGTATACAATATGATACTCAAGAAGTTATACTTATTTTCATGAGTATTTTTGAGCGTTCAATTGGGGTGAAAGTATTTAATGGTATCGAAAATGGGGCTCAAATGACAACTCATATAGTACATGCAACTGAACCAGGACATCTATCAGATTTTTTAGAAGGTCATAAAGTGACTCTATGGCCAAAAATTATAAGTTTTACGTTTTCAATGTATAATCATAAATTTCCAATTACTATTCCTTTTCAATTTGAGGAGCGTTCGCTTTTTGCGATTGTTATGCATAAAGGGTATACTGAAGCGGGTCATTATGCCCTTTTAGTAAAAGTTAAAAATAACTGGTATATCAAAGAAGATGAAAAAGTATGGGAAATTCCTTGCGATATTACCGAAATGCGTGGTGAATGGTATATGGCATTTTATAGATAATTAACCCATAGTGAAACCAGGTGCAGCTGCAACAAGTTCAATCATTTTTGCGTAGTATTCGTCAAATGTACTGCCGAAACTTGCTTGTCCTGGATTTGGTAAATCTATCTGATTAAAGCAAGTATGTGAGCCAAAGCGATTGGCATTATAACTGACGGTATAATCTTTCGTAGATGAATAGTTGCGATTTGCTGTCCAGAAGAAGAGTAAATTGGGAATAAATGCTTTCCATGACTGTGAGAGAGTCATCACATCGTTCCCAGAATTAATCAAGCGTTGAAGAGGGTATGGGTTTGTTAGGATTGGTGCAGTTTCATTTGGAAATTCACTTTGCACTGCTCCTAAGATTTGTTCAGGAGTATGGCCAAGAAGGTTTTCAATTGCATCAGTTCTATCAACCACATTGAAATAATAGGTGACCTGTGTTCTTGTTGTGTTATTTAAATGAGCTACTCTTCCATATGTATGTATGCGAATATGTTCTATTTTAACACCACTTAATGTGCGGAGAATACGTTTTATTTTGTTTAAATTTTCTTCTTCTGAGAATATTGTATTTCGAGTATTTTTGAGAAGGATTGCTGCCGTATTACGGAATATATCAATCATCCATCCTGCAACCATTTTAGTTATTACAGGTGTTCGGTCATTTGCATATGTTAGTGCAAGACGGCGGGATATAATTGCTTCAATCGCAGCAGGTGTCAATTCTCCACCAGATGTGAGTTTATCTAACATTTCAATTGTGAATCCACGACCACGTAAGAAT